GCCTGGCCCTGCTCATCGAACACGATGTCGCCGAACTCGAGGTCGTTCTCATCGAGGGGCTTACCCTCCTGGTTGTAGAGCTGGGGCATGTCTTCCTCCTCGGGAGCCCGCTTTGCGATGACGAACCTCGAGAGCTGGTTCGCGGTCTTGTCCACGGTGGAGATCTCATCGATCTCCATGTCGGTCAGGTTGTTCCGTCGTGGCATCTCATCTACCTCTAGTTCTCAGTCTCACGGTGCTGTCCACTAGGTCCCTCATCGCGCTGCTCTGGCGACCTTGGCCGCTACCGGGATCAGCTTGCCGGCGGCGTTGCGACCGGTCCGGCGACGGAACCCGGAGACCAGCGTGTCGAACTTGGTGTTCGGCACCTTCTTGGCCTTGCTCACCTCGTGGTCCACCCCGAACGCTGAGGTCGAGTCCCGTTTCGCGTACGGGGCCCAGGACCGGGACTGGTTCCGGTTCTTCACCCCCAGGGTGGCCGCACCGGCTGCCCCGGAGGCGATCAGCAGGCCCGCGCCGACCTTCCCGTGCGAGACCGCCTTCGCCTTCCTGGCCGCCTGCGCGGTCTTCACGGTGGGCAGGTGCTTGGCCTTGCGCTGGCCCTTCTGCCAGTTCGGGGCCACCGTCTTCAGCGCCTGAGCCCCCTTCACCGCGGCCCCGGCACCCAGTCCTCCGGCGGCCACGCCGCCGACATCCTCATACGCCTGGGCCCGCTTCAGCCGGGACCGCTCGGAGTCGTGGGTAGAGGCGCTCGGCTTCCAGTCCTTGGCGAACCCCACCTCGCCGACCCAGGCCATGTCTTCGGTCAGTCCGGTGGGCGCTCCGCGCTTGATCACTGGCTTCTTCCGCTTCGCCTCGTCGGAGTAGATGGAGGCCTGGTTGAACCCGCCGACGCCGCCGATGCCACCAGAGACCAGGCCGGTGTTGATCGCCGCGCCCTTCAGCTTGCCGGAGACCTCCTCCGGGGTCTTGCCGAGCTTGGCCCCGACCTTCGGGATCTTCTGGATCGCCTTCAGCGCGCCCGGGGACTTCCGGGCCGCCAGCGCGGCCCCGGTCATCCCGAGCCCAGTCAGGCCCATAGTGGAGGTGGTCCGGCCGATGTTGCCCTGCACCTTGCGCCGGTGCCGCAGCTCGGTCTCGGACATCACCCGCTTGGAGAAGGTCATCTGACGTACCCGTGGTCCACACCGAACGCTGAAAGCGCACCCCCGGAGACCGAGCTCTTACGGACCGGGTGGGTCTTCTGGTACTCCTTGCGCTGGTGGAGGCCGCCCGCCATCGTCAGGGCACCCATCCCGGCGATCATCCCGGCACCGGCCAGGCCCGCCTTGCGGCCGATCTTGGCCGGCTCCTTCAGCACCGAAGGGTGCGACCAGATGTGGGCATCAGCGGCATCGGCGCGCATGGACTTGATCGCGTTCGTTCCGCGCGCGTTCTCGCTGACCGGCTTGAGCGGCTTGCCCGCCTCCGCCCGCTTGGAGCCCCGCTTCAGCCCAGCGACCCGCAGCTTGCCGGCCACCTTGGTGGCCGGTGAGACGTGGATCTCGTGGGAGATGTCCTTGACCTGATACTCGCTCGGCTTGCCCATCACCTCCCGGGCGATCTGCCGGTGGGTACCGCCAGCATTGAGGTGCCGACCCGAGGGAGTCCGCAGCACGTGCACCGGGCTGTCGGTCTTGACCTTGCCGCGCGCCATCGCCCCATGCAGCTCGGCCTGGTAGCGCGCCCCCTGCTTCTTCGGGGAGGCACTGCTCATCCGGGACATGTCCTTGTGCCCGGCCCGGAGCACCGGCGCGGTGGCCGCACCATAGGCGGTCAGCCCGCCACCGGCCACCAGGTTCGCGGTCCCGGTCTCCTGCTTCTTCTTGGTCGCCATCAGCCCGCACTCCGTCGTCCGGTGCCGTGGATGGAGAACCCGGTTCGCTCACCGGACTTCACCTTGGCCCAGACCTCCGGGTCCTGGACCTGGAAGCCGACCCACCAACCGGTCGGCACCGAGTCCGGCAGCCCCATCGCGGCCCGCTTCTCGTCGGTGACGATGAACGACTCGATCATCTCGGACTTCTGGATCGGGCTCCAGTTGTCCCGCAGGTGCATGTCGCCGCCCTTGCGGGACTTCATCACGTAGGAGTAGCCAGCCTTCTCCATCTCCTCCGGGCTGATCACGTCACCCTGCAGGTCCACCACCGGCTCGCCGTTCACCTCGACCACGCTGGCCCAGCCGAACAGCTGCTGCTTGTCCAGGTTCGCCTTGGCGAAGGTGCCGGACCAGATCACGTCCACCTCCTCGGCGCGCTTGCCGAACCTCTCCGCCTTCTTCTTGGTGGTGGCCACCTGGTCCGGGAGCTTCTTCAGCTTGCCGTTCGCCACCTTGGAGTACTCCAGGCCCTTGCCGGCCGCCCGCGGCGCGTTGGTGATCGCGGCCCGGGTCATCGCCCGCTTCGGGTTGGAGGTCGCCATCTCGGACATCTCACCGATGTCCTTCTTGACCCCACGCTTGGTGTCCCCGTGCAGGATCCGGGTGGCCATCACCTCGCCGCCCAGCCCAGCCATCTCCAGCGGCACCAGCGCCGCTCCGAGCTTCTCCTGCTTGATCGCGTGCCCGGCCGCTGCCCGTCGGCCCATCGGCTCGACGGCCTTCACCCCTCGGACGCCCTTGGCCGCCTTCACGCCCTGCACCCCGGCCCGCGCGGCGCGGTAGGCTCCGCCGGTCTTATGCGCGGCGTAGCCCAGGCCGGCCGCGCCGGCGGTGGCCCCGATCGCGCTCAGCCCGGCCGTCACTGCGCGCTTCTTCCGATCGTGGGTGGCCAGGTCGGACTGGGTGGGGTTCATCTTGGTGATCAAGTCGGCACCATCGCCGAACAGCAGTTCGGCTACCTCGCGGAAGGTCTGGTCGTTCTCGCGGCCCGCGCTCATATCTTCATGATCCTTGTCCGGTCTACAGCCATTCGGTAGGCCCATGCTCAGGTGACCAGCCGACGCCCGGCTCGTCCTCATCCACGATCACCGGGTCATCGGGCTCCAGCTCCGCGAACTGCACCGGATCCGGGCGGTCCTCTCGATCTTGAAGCACGTCGTTCATCTTGTATCGCCCGGTGGTGATCCAGGAGTCGTAGCCGTGCCTGTCCTTGAAGTTGGCTTGCCAGGTGTTGCCGCGCTCGGACTTGTGGCCCTCGGTGAGCACCAGCACCTTGACCGCGAAGCGATCCGCATCCAGGTGCCACTCCTCGGCGACATCGGAGATCCGCACCGAGTCCGCGTACTCCTCGCCGTCCTCGACCGGCATGTCGTCGGCGTCCACCTCCCGCCAGAGCACCTTGATGCTCCGGTCGCCGGTCCAGTCCGGGTCCGTGATCTGGTCCTGGTAGGCCGCCCAGCCCACCACGCTGTAGGTCTCGTCCTCATCGATGGTCGCCTCGAACTTCCGGCCGTCCCCGAAGACCTGGGTGATCTTGTTCTCCGCGTTGTCGTTGATCGACTCGGCGGTGTCGTTGATCTCCTGATCGAACACCTGCTGGGCCATGATGACCGCCGTCTGCCGATCGGCGGTGAACTCCATCTCGTCGTGCGGCTCGATGTAGCCGCTCTCGTCCATCTCGAACCTGCTGGCGACGTAGTAGACCGGGATCGGCTTGCCCTGGGCATCCAGGATCGGGACGGTCTTCCGCCTGCGACGCTTGTTCGGCTCCGGGACCCGTGGGACGCGCTTGGTCCGCTGGTCATAGCGCAGGAACGCCTGCTCGGCCTGCCCCAGCCAGGCCTGCTCCGGAACCCGCAGTTGCGCCTTCTCCCGGGTAGGCAGGACGGCCTGGCTCCGCTGGCCCAGCTCTGGCTTCTCCGGGGCGGCCAGGGTGGGCCTCTCCGGAGTGACCCGGCTGGCCAGGGTGGCCTTCACCGATGAGGCCAGAGTGGCCCTCGGCTCTCTGGGTTCCAGAGTGGCCCTCGTCTCTCTGGGCTCCAGGGTGGCCTTCGGCTCGATCGGCGGATCCAGCACCGCCTCCAGGGCCCGCTGGTGCTCGGCCGCGTCCAGCATCTCCTGGATCTTCGTGGTGTCCACCGGCTCCTTCTCGGCCACCTCCGGCTGGCGCGCAGTGCGGGCCCTGGCGCTGAACCGGCCCGGGTTCACCGGGTCGCCGCCGCGCGGGTGCAGGGTGGGGTTCCACTCGTCCGCCTTGGCGATCACCCCGAACGAGGAGTGCGCCTTGCCCACCTCGGCCATCCACGGGTGGCTGAGCAGCCGGACCTGACACCGGCAGTTCGGATGCATCCCGGGCACCCAGACCTCGGTGCCGTTGGGCAGCTTGAACCGCTCGCCGAGCAGCACCTTGACCCCATGCATCGGGCCGCACTGCGGGCAGACCCTCTCGTCCCGGGCGGTGATCCAGATCTTCTGGCTGTTCGGCGAGATCTTGCCGTGGTCCTGCAGCCACATCCAGGCGATCTGCTGGGCCTGCTGGCTGATGTTGTGCTGCTCCTGGGTGGCGAACACCTTCGAGCGCCGGCGCACCGAGGTGCCGATGTAGTCCAGCACCCGCTCCTTGAGCCGCAGCGGGGTGACCGTGGCGGCCTTGTCCAGGCTCCTGGAGGTGTACCCGGACATCCCCCGGCCGGTCAGCCCGTAGCCGTCCAGCACCCGGTCGGCAGCCACCCGCTCGGTGATCCGCCGGTTCACGAAGGTGTTGAACCCCTGGGCCAGCGCGTCCCGGGAGGACTCGTGGTAGTAGGTGCCGACCCGGCTGGCGTGCTGCTCGGCCAGCGCGTACACGGTGGCCATCGGGATGTCCCCGGCCCCGGCCGCCTTCATCGCGTGCAGGTACTGCTCGGCGAACACCGGCCCCAGGGACCGGACGAACTTGGGCGCGTAGATCTGCCAGGCCAGGTCCGCGAACCCGATCAGCTTGGCCGCACTCATCTCCCCAGTCATCGCGGCCACCTCGGCCTTGGCCTGGGTGATCACCATCAGCCGGGCGGTCATCAGCGCGGCCTCGATCGCCTCGGACGGCGAGCCCAGCGGCTTGAGCGCGGTCCGCAGCGTCTCCGCATCCAGGTCGGTGGGATGGAACCGGAGCTCGACCGCCGGGGTCGGGTGGACCGGCACCGTGGTCATGACGAGGAGCTACCCGGCGGCAGCGAGGGCGGCTTCCGAGGGGCCGGCTCGTACTGGTTGACCTTGCCCTCGTGCAGCGCCTGCATGATCATGTCGAGGGCGTCCTTGTTGGTGGCCTGCACCCCCTCCAGCGCCTTGGGAGTCCGGATCCGGTCCGCCTGCATCTCCAGGTCCAGTTTGAGCTGGGTCAGCTTCTTGTACTCCTCGGAGTCCGCCGGGTGCAGCGCCGCCGTCTTCTCGGCCAGGTAGACCAGCCGCTCGCGCCGGTCCCCGACATCCTCCTGCTCGGCAGCGGCCTGCTCCGGTGGGAGCGGGTTCTCGGTGTGCTCCACCTGCCAGCCCCGCTCGGCGTCCGGCACCCCGATGTTGACCGCCCGGGTCCGGTGCACCGTCTCCAGGTAGGCGTCCATCGTGTCGGCGGTGGCGAGCACGCCCATGCTCGGCGAGGTCGTGTTCACGCCCTTCAGGGCAGCCTTCATGGCCTCGGTCTTCTGCTCCATGGTGGGGTTGGTCAGACCGGAGAGTGCCCGCCGGACCTGACCGACCGCGATCACCTCCTGCTCGAGCTCCCTGTCGGTCATCTGGGCGAGCGGCTTCACGTTGACGATGCCCGGTCGGCCCGCCCCGATCCGCTCCATCTCGGTGTGCCGGGTCGCGTCATCCGCCCCGGCCTGGTAGGCCTTGCCGCCATCCGGGAAGGCGTACGGCTTCGGGAGCCACTGCTCGCCCAGGATCCGCTCGTACGGCTTCTGGCCCAGCCGGCCGGAGGCCTGGGTGTAGCCGTTCAGCGGCTCGCGGAGCTGGGGCCTCAAGGCGAGCATCTCGGCCGCGCGCTGGGTCACGTAGAGATCGAAGTCGGCCAGGTTGTCCTTGTTCTGCAGGAACCCTCGGAACTCTGCCGGGCCCAGACCGTGCCACTTCACCGCATCCGGGTCGTTCTTCAGGTTGAGGTGGAGCTGGATCTGCTGCTGCAGCTCGGTCGCCTTGTCCTCGTAGGTGGCCTGCTCCAGGGCCTCGCCGACCGTGGTCGGAGCCGAAGTGGCCGCCGGGGTGGCCCCTGCGGCAGCCGGAGTGTCGGCTGGGGCAGCCGGAGTGGCCGCCGGCGTCTCGGTCGTCTCGGTGGTCTCCGGAGCTGCAGTCGCGGCCCGCCGCTCGGCGATGAACGGCTTGGCGTAGTTCGCCTCGGCCGCGGAGATCTTGCTGCCCTTCCCGGAGTACCTGTTCACCCGCTGGGACCCGAACAGGCCGACGGTGGCCTCGGTGGGCCGCAACCGGCCAGGCTCCACGTAGCCCTGGTCCCGCTCGGTCTCATGCCGCTCCGGGTCCTTGGTCGGCACCGAGTTGACCTTGATGTAGTAGGGGAACTGCTCGCGCAGACCCTCCAGGGCGTCGGCATAGCCGGCCCCGTTCAGCCGGAACTTGTACTCCTTCTCCTTGGCCTGCTGGTTCCGCACCGTGGCCTCGATCGCCTTGCGGTCCGGTTCGTTCAGACCGACGGTCCGGTTGTTCACGATCATGTGGATGTACTCATCGAACGTGTCATCGAGGTCCGGGCTGGCCTTGTACTCCTCTTCCTTCCTCTTGATCTCCTCCCGGATCTCCCTCCCGGTGAAGGCATTGGGGAACTGCGCAGCCCGCGCCTTGACCTTCTGGGTGATCACCTCGCGCATCTCCGGATCGATGCCCTGACGCTCCACCTGCTCGGACTGCACGGCGTCCAGCAGCTGCTCGTAGCGCTGGGTCATCCGCTTCGCCTTGTCGTTGTGCCGACGCCCACCCCGGAAGTCCGGCTCGAACTCCATCGTGAAGGTGCCCGACCTCGAGACCACGGTGACCCGCCGGGCCCCGGTGACCAGCCCGGTGTAGATGTCCTCGCTGGTCAGCCCGCCCACCGAGCGGTTCCGGATGTAGGAGCCGCCCTTCAGACCCTTGAGGTTCTTCAGGTTGAACGGCAGGTAGTGGTCGTCGCCGTAGCCGACCGCCTGGGTGACGATCCGGCCGTCCCGGTCCAGGATCACGCCCTCGGACGGCGGGGTGTTCCCGGCCGCCAGCTGCAGGTTGTACAGGCCCTTCCTCGGAGCCGTGCCGCCCTTCTCGGGGATCGCGCGCAGGTAGTTCATGATCGCCGAGGACGCGACGCTCTGCTCCTCCCAGGTCGGACTGGTGCTGGCACCGGCTGCCGCGACGGTCCTCTTCGCCGAGTTCAGCGCCTCGACCCGCTGCTCGTTGGTGAGCTTGACCGCATCGACCGGGGTGTTGGTCTCCTCCGCGACCTGGTTGATCTTGGCCCGGACCGCCCGGTTCTGGGCGACCTTGGTGGCCTTGGTCGCGTCCTCATCGAAGCCGCGCTGGGACATCGCGTTGCGCACCGCGACCTCGTAGTCGCGCACCATCGTCGGGTCCGGGGTCTTCTCGGTGCCCCGGTACCGGTAGGCGGTCTTGCGCGCGGTCGGCCCGATCACTGCCTCGGCCTGCGGCCCGTACTCGCCCACGAAGTTGCCGAAGTGCCCGGCCAGATTCGCCTTCGAGCCGGCCGGGGCGACCTGGGCGAGGAACTTCCCGCCGGCCGACATCCGACCGTAGAGCCGGGCGTTGGTGTCGGTGTCGCTGTACCGCTGGGTCCAGGACTGCGCGAACGTCGGCATCTCCGCCGCGCCGGCGTTGACCTGGGCGACCCGCTGCGGGGACATCCCACCACCCAGCGCACCAGCCAGCCCGAAGGCCATCCCGCCCACGTTCAGGCTGCTCGGAGCGGCGGTGATCCCGCGCAGGGTCCGGTCCCGGGGGTCCAGCATCATCGCCTCGGGCCGGGTGCTGCGGGCCGGCTCGATCCACTGGTTGCCGTTCTTGTCCTCGAAGTGCAGGTCGATCTTGGTGTCCCCGGAGTTCGGGGTGGACTGAGCCACCGAGCCCAGGAAGTTGGCCAGCTGTCGGTACTCGTCCTGGTACTGAGCCTTCTGCGCCGTGGTGAACCGGTTCTTCTTGTCCGGACCCTGCCCCACCGGGTGCGGCACGATCCCCATCGAGCTGGCCACCTTGTCCTGGATCGGCTGCTTCTGGGTGTGCTTGACCTTGGTCTGGAACTGCCCACTGCCCGGGTCCCGGCGGATCTGGTCCTCCCGGAACACCCAGCCGTAGTCCTGCGGGGTCAGGACCTTGCTGACCGGGCCGGACTTGCAGATCGCCTCCACTCGGGCGACCGCGGTGGCGAAGTCGATCTGCTCCTGCGAGTCGCCCTCGGACGAGGCTCCTGACTTGCCCACCACCCGGATGGTGGCCCGCTTCAGGTCGGCCAGCCGGTACTCGATCACCTCGTCCAGGTGCTTCTGCAGGGTGTGCCGGTTGGCCTCGATGTCGGTCTCCAGCGCGTTCGAGACCACCATCGTGGTGAACATCTGAGCCGAGTCCAGGTCCATCTTCATCACCAGGTCGTAGGCCTGCTGAGCCGCCTTGGCGTTGAAGAACCCGTCGTCCGGCCAGGTCGGGGCGTCCAGCCGCTTGGCCACGCCCTTCCTCTTCTTCTTCCGCGACCGCTCCACGTCCTGGACCCGCGGGAACTGGTTGGCCAGCCCACCGGCCAGGGTGCCGGCCACCACCGGCTTCAGCCAGCCATCGCTCCGGTTCTTGCGGACCTTCCGCTTCTTGGCGGCGTGGATCTCGGCGTCCCACTTAGCCGCAACCGGGTGGCCCTTCTTGTCGGTGATCTCCGGGTGGGCGTGCAGGTAGCCCCGCTGTGCCTTGCTCGCGTAGGGCATCTCACTTCCCCTTCGGTGGAGTCTTCTTCGGCGGTGGCTGCCGCCGGTCCGGCCGGCCGATCTGCTTCTTCTTCTCCCGCAGCACCCCGATGTCCCGCTTGTGCTTGCGCTCGGCCAGCTGGTCGGCGAGCTTCATCTTCTCGGTCTCCCGCTTGTGTCCGGTCGCAGCGTACTTCTCCTGCTGGTCGGCCTTGACCTGATCACGGCGCGCCCGCTTGTCCTCGTTCGGGTCTGCCGGCGGCGGAGCGTTCTTCATCTCCTCCCGGCTCTGCTCGATCTGCATCTGCATCTGCGCGTCCGCCTGGTCGGCCTGACCCACCGGGTGCAGCCGCCGGGCCGCCTCGGCCTCCTGCTCGGAGGTCGCCCCGTCCACCGCGTACTGCTGCTGCATTTCGGCGGTGGGCTGCTCGGAGTGCATCTGGGCCTGCTCCGGGGAGAAGCCCTGGGCGGTCATCTCCGCCTTCTGCTTCATCCCGAGCATCTCCATCTGGCCACCGGCGAACTCCATCGCCTGCTGCTGCTCGAGCATCGCCCGCTTGTAGTCGATGTCCTCATCCGTCATCTCCGGGAGCCGGGCGATCTCCCGGACGTACTTCTCCAGTTCCGGGTCCGGGAACCACTGCATGCCGGCCCCAGCGGTGGCCGAGATGAACGCGGCCAGCTGGTCCAGCGCCGGCGGGTCCACGTTGGTCGGCTCGAACCGGGGCAGCTGATCGAGCTTCCAGCCGTTCACCGCGAACAGCCGGGGCACCGCGTACCGGTTCAGGGTGTCCGCGATGCCCTTGGTGATCGCGTTCAGCGCGGCCCGGAAGATCCCGGTCTTGTCGGTGTGCAGCGAGTAGGAGCCGGTGTCCTGGTGCCCGACCATGATGAAGTCGGCCAGCACGCTCATCAGGATCCGCTGCTCGTAGCGCTGGATGATCGAGTTGGTGTCGAACTGCCGGGTGCCTCCCGAGCTCATCAGCTCGAAGTCGAAGAGCGGCTGCTTGGTGTCCGGGTCGTACTGGGTGGGCAGCACCAGGCCCTCGTTCTCGTCCCGGCGCACCCCACGGACCATCTTCCGGAAGGCGTCCACGGTCTTCGCCTGCGGGGTGCCCTTGGCCGCGGTCAGGTAGTCGGCGGGCACCCGGCCCACCGGCATCCCGGCCAGGTCCCGCTCCACGCCGATCGCCTCGAACTCCTCCAGGCGCTTCTTGAAGTACCAGGACCGGTAGGCGGTGCGCAGCAGCGACTGGCCCTCCGGGTTGCCCTTGGCGATCGCGGTCCGGAACAGGATCGACTTCTCGATCGGGATCACCGTGGTCTGGTACCGGGGCGGGGCCATCTGGATCATCGCCCGGATCCCGCCGGTCTCATCGAAGGACCAGCGCATCAGGGTCTCCTGGGCGCGGATCGGCATCTTCCGCCAGCCGATCAGCCCGTCGCTGTGCTTGGAGCGCTTGGTCGGGTCCTTCTGCCAGGGGCCCAGCCGGCGCTTGTAGACGATCTCGTGCCAGGACCAGCCGTAGGTGAGCTCGGAGAGCACCTCGCCGATGAACCCGTCCCAGGGCTCGTTCATGTCCTCCATGTTCGACTCGAGGAACTCCTGGGCCAGCAGGTTCTCCTCGGACTGGTCGGCGGGCAGCACCTTCCACTCCACCTCGCGGATCAGCTTGTCGATGCTGAACAGCATCGCGCCGACCATCGAGTCGTTGGCCGCCATCTCCCGGTAGACCCGGACCGCCTTGCGGCCGCGCAGCGCCGGCAGGAACTCCTCATCGATGTACCCGGAGACCCGCTTGACCCCGGTGACACCGAGCTCGGTCATCGGGCCGACGTTCTTGGGGACCTCATCCCCAGCGTTGTCCTCGTCCCAGGTGGAGATGTCGCCCTGGGGCAGTCTCACGTCAGCCATGTCTTCATCATCCCGTCGCTGTCACTCACACCATCAGGTTGAACTCCTGGGCTGCCTCGTTCGACTTGTTCTCCACCCCGCCTACCGTCCAGTTCCCGGGCTTGCGCTTGGCGTCGGCGTTCTCGGCCATCTCCCGCTCCATCCAGGTCGGGTCGTTGTTGCCGGCCACCACGATCGGGTGCGCCGGGATGGCCCGCTTGCTCACCAGCCGCCAGCACAGCGCCATCGAGCAGATCTCGTCCGGCAGGTGGTACTCCTTGCCCCGGGCGTAGATCATCTCCACCGAGGCGTAGAGGTGGTTCTTGTAGAACACCGGCACCCGGGGAGCCCGCCAGCGGCCGTTCTCCACGCTGGAGATGTACTCGCTGAGCATGTTGTCCCGGTTCGCACCGGTCATCAGGAAGCCCCGGGCCCGGCGGTCCACGTAGTCGGCGACCACCGCACCCAGCCCGGTGGCGTCGTGGATGCCCTCGGCGTTGTACTCCTTCATCAGCCGGTTGAAGTGCCCGATCATCACCGGGTACGGGTGCCGGCGCATCCGCAGCCAGTGCACCACGTGGACCGGGAAGACGCTCACGTCCACGATGCTGATCACCGTCCAGTCCTGGGACTGCGCCCAGTCCGCGCCGATCACGTACTCCCGGTCGCTCTTCGGCTCCTCGAACCGGTACTCCTGCTTCTCCTTGGCCACCGACTGCCGGATGGTCTGCTCGGGCAGGCTGAACATCTCCTCCACCGCCGCCGAGTCGATGGCGCGGTTGCCGATGGACGGCTCGCCCAGGTCGTACTCCACCCGCCACATCTCGGCGGGGATCTCCTTGCGCTTCTGCTCGATGGTCTCCTGGTCCAGCCAGCCGTCGATCGGGTTGGAGGTGTCCAGGTAGCACCACCGGAAGATCTTGTCGTCGCGGTCGATGAACCGCTGCTGCACCTCGGCGAAGGTCTTGTCCGGGTACTGCCAGGTGGAGGTCATCACCGTCATCGGCCGGATGATGTCGCCCTTCCAGTTCTCCTGGGGCATCGGCTGGCCCAGCGAGGCGTCGAAGATCTCCAGGTCCATCTCATCGATCTCGTCCAGCAGCAAGGACGGTGGGTGCGGGCCACGCACCGACTTCTGGGAGGCGGTCAGCGGCATGATGATCGACTTGTTGGTCAGCTTGATCCGGGTCGCGGTCTCCTCCCGGACCAGATAGCGCGGGGCGTTCTCGGACTCCCAGGCGTTCCGGATGGTGTTGTGGATGTTGATCGACTGGTTCAGCGAGCCGCCGACGATGTTCACATCCGAGCCCAGCACCGCGGCCACGGTCAGCCCGAGGATGGACATCAGCCGGGACTTGCCGCTCAGCCCACGCGAGCCGTGGATCAGGATCGAGGGCATCCGCCGGAAGTAGGCGGCCGAGAAGGCGTCGAACGGCGCGTCGTGGTCGCTGCAGACCTTGTGCCGGGGGATGGTGATCCCCCACAGTGCCTTGACCAGCTCGTAGAGTTCATCGTCGGTGCGGGGGCCGCGGGCCAGGATGATGCTCATCGATCAGCTCCCGTAGGCTCCAGCCGGCTTCGCTCCAGGGGATCGGGACCCGGAAGGTACCGGCCGGCGTGCGGATCTCGTAGTCCCAGCTGATCGCGTCGTTGTCGGTGGCCGTGACCTGCACCGTGAAGCAGCCGGCGTAGTCCAGCCACACCTGCGGGGCCAGGCAGGCCCAGTGGATCCCGTCCCGGACCACCCAGAGCCGTCTGGGGGTGAACTGCACCAGGCCCTGGCCGGCGACCCCCACACGAGTGGTGAAGGACCCGGTGACCGTGCACGCCCTCGGCATCGGATGCTCACTGCACAACCGGTGGAGCCGGAGGTGTGGCCACCGGCAGATCCGGCCGCGGGGTATGCGGAGCCAGGTAGCCCGCGGCCAGACCGACCAGCGCCGGCACCAGCCAGGCCACGAAGGTGACCACCTCGTTCGGCACGTTTCCGCCGGTGAACACGAACTCACCCAGCGCCCACATCACCAGGCCGGTGATCCCGGCAGCGCCGGCTCCCACCGACACCTTGGTCTCGAGCATGGTGCCTCCTTAGAGGATGATCTCCCGAGCGCCCGGGTTGGCCGAGAGCACGGCCTTGCCGCGCGGGCTGTCCACCAGGGACTGGGCCATCTTGACCACCAGCGCGCTGCCCCGGTCGATCTCCCAGTGCATCGAGTCCTTGGTGGTCCGGTAGTCCCCGCCCCACTTGAGGCAGCTCTTGTACAGGGCCAGCCGGGTGTGGATCGCGGTGATGTTCTGGGTGCTGAACGAGCGGGACGGGGACTGGCCCTGCGGGTGCTTGGTGGCGTTGAGGTCCATCGCGGTGCCCGAGGCATGATTGGACCAGCTGCTGGACCCACTGATCTTGCGCGGCGACCAACCCCAGTCGTCCACGCCCTGGTCGATGTCCTCGAGCACCTGGTCGAACCACAGCGCCAGGTGGATCAGCAGGAAGCCCGCCGAGCCGTCCCGGAGCAGGATCCGCCGCTTCACCCCGGGGATGGTCCACTCCCGCAGATGCGGCCAGGGGCCCGAGGTGTCCTTGTCCAGGACCTCGTAGCCGTTCTGCGAGACGGGCATCAGGCCTCCCGGTTGTAGACCGGCTTGCGGTGGTTCGCGTACTTGTACGGGGAGCGCCGCTCCTCGTAGTGCAGGTGCGGGCCGGTGCTGTTCCCGGTGTTCCCGGAGTAGCCGATGACCTGCCCCTTCTTCACGTTCTGCCCGACGCTGACCCGGATCCGGGACAGATGGCAGTAGCCGTGCCGGATCGTGGTGGTCTGCAGCACGATGTGCTTGCCGTAGGCCGAGCCCCACGAACCCAGCCCGACCACCTTGCCCGCCTTGGCTGCCCGCACCGGGACGCCTTGCTTGCCCTTGGTGGAGTAGTCGTCACCGGTGTGGTAGCCAGCCGCCCACGAGCCCCGCTTCCCGAAGGGGGTGGTGATCGTGTACGGCGGGATCGGGTTGCTCATCAGGCGTCCTCCACGTCGTTCTCGTGCCCGGTGGTGTCGTCGTCGGGATCATCGAGGTCCGCGTCGTACTCGACAGTAGCCTCATCCGGCAGGGTCGGTGCGGCGTCGTCGCCATCGACCGGCGCGTCGTCGCCGAGGTCGTCCACGTCCTCGACCTCCACCTCGGCACTCGGGTCGTAGAGGTCCTCGTACTCCGGGTCCACCTCGTCCTGGGGCTGCTGGGTCACCGCTGGGCCTCCGGCTCGGTCTGCTCGGGAGCCTGGTCGTCCTCGTCCACGGTCCGCTCCTCCTCCGGGCGGTCCGCCGGGTTCTGCCAGCCGGACCGAGTGCCCTCCTCGTCGTCGGGGTAGAGGCTGTCGGTCTTGCCGGCCACGAAGTCACCGGCCTGCTCGGCCTGCACCTCCGGGTCCGGGTACTGGATCTGCCCGGGCACGCCGAGGAACTCGTCCTCCTCCTCGGCCAGCGGCTCGGTCTCCTCGCCGGTGCTCTGCCCGGTGGGCTCGGTCTCCTGCGGTACTTCCCTGTCCTTGACCATGACTTCCCTCTCTCGTTGGTGGACCTACAGTGCCCTACAGCTTCTCTTCCCACACCACGTGCACCTCGCCGCAGCGCAGCGCCGCAGACGTGGAGACGATCTTCGAGTAGTCGGTGGGGAACGCGGAGGCCTTGACCGGATCCTTCCAGTACAGCCCCATCCCCTTGACCTGGGTGTTCAGGTTGTCCGAGAACGCCGCCGGCAGGGTGAACCACCGGCCCTCGCCCTTGGCCAGCCGGCCACCCCCGGCGGTGGTGGTCAGCTTGGTGACCTCGTTGACCACCAGCCCGCTGACCGCCGGGTTCGGCAGGTTGGCGATCCCCGGGTAGGTGTGCCAGTACAGGTAGAGGTCGGCGGTCGCCGAGCCGAGGTCTTCGGCCGCACCCTCCCGGCGGATGTAGATCTGGGCGCTCCGGATGGTCGGCGCGCCCTGGGCACCGATCGAGTCGGTGAACTGGTGACCGTGGAACCAGACCCCGAAGGAGCGCGGCGAGCCCTGCTGGATCAGGTCCCCGCTGGCCCAGCCGGCCGAGGCCCGCCAGGATCCCGAGGAGTTCGGCTGGAACCGGGCCTCCTTGACCACCACGTTCGCGGTGCCCACCGAGTCCTTCGGGATGTGGATCGAGGCCTGGTTGACGGTGCTCCAGTTCCCGGAGTTGTCCAGCGACCAGCCACCGAAGAAGTAGTCCCGGTCGCCGGGGATGGTGTACCCGGCTCCCACGTTGGGCGGCCACTGCTTGTAGGTGTAGGCCGAGGTGTCGTTGTGGTTGCCGTAGGCGTTGTAGCGCCACTCGCTCCACGGCTCGCCGGTCCAGTCCTTGTCCGCGGTGGCGGTGTAGGTGCCGCCGAACTGGGTGGACGGCGGCTTGCCGGCGTAGTTGGTCAGCACCCGGGTCAGTCGGGCGTCCGGGTCGTTGCTGGCCCCGGGCAGCCGGGTGCCGACCTTGATGTAGCGGGTCTTCAGCACGTTCGCGCCGTTCACCTTGTCGAAGTCCTCGATCACGGTCAGGGTGATCTCCGGCGGGTTCGGCGGGGTCACGTCGTAGTCGTAGGCCTGCTTCCAGATCCCGGCCTGCTTGATCCAGGCCTGCGAGGCCGCCACCCAGACATCGTTGCGCCGGACGTAGGGACGCTGGACCAGCTGCCAGACGCCGTTCTCGTCCTTGATGTGCAGGGTCACGCCTAAACCACCCTAAACTTCATAAAGCCCGGATCAGATCTTGAAGAACACGTCGCCGTTCGCGTACGTCGGGTCGGCGTTGGTCGGCACCGTGGGCCCGGAGGCGATCTTGAAACTGCCCGGGGCGAACGATACCCAGGCCGCACCGTCGTAGTAGGTGAGCGCGTTGGTGTCCTTGAGGAAGGCGAACATGCCCTCCTCGACCAGCCCGGAGACCGCGGTGTTCCGGGCCGCGGCGGTGGCATAGACGCCCACCACCCGCTTCTCGATGGCCTTGGCGAGCTGGGTGATGTCGTCCACGACATCCGGGTCGTCAGCACCTGCTGGGATCCGGAAGGCCTGGATCGGAGTGTTGGTCGGCATGGTTCCTCCTCTGCTCAGATCGTCTCATCCGCCGCTACTGGGCTCAGTCTGCACAGGCGTCCGGGCCCAGTGAGGTCTGCCGGTCCTGGTTGATCTGCCGCAGCGTCTCGAGGTACGCCTCCACGACCGGATCGGCCTTCGGGTCGGCAGTGGTCAGGTGCTGCTGCTGCAGGGCGTGCAGGTAGTTGGTCACGGCATCGGTCTGGCGTACCTCGAAGCTCACGTCGGAGGTGGAGATCCGGCCCAGGCACTCGCGCTCCTCGGTGGCCCGGCGCTGCTGGACCGCCTGCTGGGTGACCAGCCCGAGGCCGAGCAGCATCAGCACCCCACCGACCAGCAGATCCCAGAAGTGCTTGCGCTCCTTCTCGGTCTTGTCGTGGGTGCCCAGCCAGTAGCCGAGCCCGACCCCGGTCACCAGACCGACCACCGTCCAGACCAGACCGGACAGCACATAGTGCACCCAGGCGCTACTCATCCTTGCCTCCCTTGGACCGACTGGCCGAGTAGACCGCGCCGGCGGCGATCGCGAAGATCGCGTTCACCCCTGGATCCGGGACATAGTGGTACTTACGCAGCATCAACGGGAACACCATCATGTTCATCACCCAGACGAAGGCGATCACGATGAGCAACCTCAGCCGTACCTTGTCGCTCATCGGCTCCCCCCATCTGCTCGCACCCCCTACGCCAGCGGGAAGCCGTTGGAGCAGCCGTTCAAGGACGCCCCCACGGCCACCGAGCGAGCCGAGCCGGTGGACTCGGCCACCGTCAGCCACACCTCGCCGGCGTTGGTGAGGTAGCACATCGCGATGTTCGCACCCAGCGAGCTCATGAACACCCCGGTGACCGTAGGCCGGGCAGCGGCGGGGATGGTCCCCCAGATGTTGTTGGTCATACCACCACCAGCACCCACCGCGATGGCCGAGGACAGCACCAGGTTGTTGAACCGGGCGAACACCTGACCGCTCTGCACCATGTACTCACACACACCTGAGGAAAAGGTCGCCCCGCTGATCCTGGGTAGCGTGGTCCAGGCCGTGGTCACCGCGCCACCCACGTCCACGTACTGCTTGGGAGCAGCTTCCAGGGCGTTGACCGGGTTGCCCGGCAGCTTGAGCGGGACCTGCATCTCCCGAGCCATCAGCCGGTCACCACAATCCGGAACTGGGCTGCAGTAGGCGCGACCGCGAATCGCACGGTCACCGACGTGGCCGAGGTGTGCTCGATGTCGCAGTCCACCTCGTCCCAGGGAGTGGTCTTCCGGTACACCGACACCGTGCAGTCCTGGCCCTGGGTGTGCGAGACCACCGTGCTGGTCGCCGCCGCGCAGTCCGCCGCGGTCTTGTTCATCGACCCACCGCCGGCCGGCGTGGTCCAGGTGCCGTCCGCGCGCAGGAAGTTCACCGTGCCGCCACCGGAGAGCGGCACCACGCCCGCCTGGGCGGAGCCGAAGGTGTTCACCGCCAGGGTCCGGTTCGCGCTCAGGTCGCCGCCACCAGTCAGTGGGGCCGTGGCCGCAGCTCCCGAGCCGCCCCAGGTGACCCCCATGTCGTCGGCGTTGACGGTCAGCCCGCCGCCCGAAGTGCCGATCACATCGATGGTGTTCGCGGTCTTGGTCAGACCAGCACCAGCGGTGAGCGCACCGGCACCGGGCAGCGGCGACCAGGTGACCGCCGTGGTGCCCAGGGTGCCGCCGGCGTTGGACGAGCACAGCCAGCCGGTGTCGGCCTGGCCACCCTCCTCCACGAACGTGTACGCGCCCGGCACCTCGGTCCAGGAGTCCATGTCGATGGCTCGGGTCCAGGCTCCGGCCTGCACCAGGTAGATGCCGTTCTCCGCCGGCGCGGTGTTGCTCTTGACCAGCACCCGGTCCCCGGCGATCACCGACACCGTGTCGATGGTCTGTGGGGCGGACAGGGTGATGTTCGCCGTGGTCGCCGCCCGCACCGAGGCCTTGGCGTCCAGGCCCTGGGCCACCGAGTCCACGTAGTTCTTGTTCGCCGCGTCGGTACCCACCGGCGGGTTGTCGGCCAGCCCAGTGATCCGCTGGGCGTTCATCTGGATCGCCGCGGTGGGCTGGGCCAGGTCGCTGAGCTTGATCAGCGAGTGCGCCGCGGCAGTGTGCGTCGGGGAGCCGTGAGTGTGGTCCGAGCGGGAGACGGTGGTCGCGCTACCGCTGTCCGTGGTGACCCCGAAGGACTGCTCGGAGATCACCGCGCCGTAGCCGGGGAACGAGCTACCGCCCTTGGCGGACTGCCAGGTGGTGCCGTCCCACCAGTACAGGGTGTCGTTGCCACCGGTGGAGTTGTAGTACAGCTGGCCCTTGACCGGGCTCGAGGGAGCCGAGCCCAGGTTCTGCACCTTGGCGTTCTGCAGCTCGTTCTGGCCCAGGTCGATGGGGGTGTAGAAGGCGCGTGCCATGTGTGCTCCTAGCTCAGGTACGCCGAACCCGCGAAGGCCGCGGAGAAGGTGACGGTCACAGTGTCGGCGTCGGTATAGACCAGATCACCCTCGACCCGCCGGCCGGTGGAGTCCACCACCGCGACGTTGGGCCGGTACGGCAGCGGATGGTCGATCACCCAGGTAGCCGCTGCCACTGCCTGGGTGAAGGTGTAGTTCAACACGCCGGTGGCCACCTTGTCCGCGGTCACCGAGCCAGCCTTCAGCACCGGGTTCGGGTAGGAGCCAGCCAGGTCTCCACCCGCCGCGCCGCTGGGAGCTCCCCCGCTGCCCCCACCGCCACCACCACTGCCCGGAGCTCCCGGGACCATCTTGACGATGCTGACCCGCATGTAGATCGCGCCGCCCACCGTGGACAGCGGAGCACCGGAGTTCTGCCAGCCGTAGATAGACAGCTTGTCCCCGGCTGTGCAGGACAGCGCGACCGCCACGGTGACCACCGGGATCGCGGTACCACCGCCTGGGGTGCCACTGACCTGCTGAACCGACGCGCCGTTCAGGTAAAGCGAGATCACCCGCTGGGAGCCGGTGGCGTTCGAGACGAACCCCAGGCTGGCGGTGACCACGTAGACGCCATCGTCGGGGACGGTGAACTCCCCGGTGCCGGCGTTGTAGGTGATCCCGACCGCCGGGCTGATGTCGGTGTCCCACTTGATCACCGTGAAGGTGGTGTTCGGCACGCTCTGCCCGACTGCCAGGTACCTGGCGGCGTACGGCACCGTGACCGGAGCACTGTCCGCGACCATCCGGCCACTGGTGATGTCCAGGTACATCGGGTACTTCTTGGGCACCACCGGCTGGGTGACGAACACCGCGGAGGCCGACCAGGCCGAGCCGGTGGTGCTCGAGCCCCAGGTCATCACCTGCCACTCGACGCTCTGGTCGTTGCCGTAGCTGGCGGCCGGCAGCGTGTAGGTGTGGTCCGTGCCCGGGGTGCCGGTCACCTGCGGGACCGTGGTCCAGGTGGGCGAGCCCACCACTCGGTGCCGGACCGAGAAGCTGGTCTGCACCGAGCCGTCGGTGGTGTTGTACTGCCAGGTGAACACGATCGGCTGGGTCGGGTCGAAGACCGTGCTGCCGCTCGGGGACAGGTTGGTCGGAGCATTCGGGGCGGTGCTGGTACCAGCGGTCTCCGGGGTCTCCGCGGACCAGGCGGAGTAGAGCACCGTGCCCGTGCTGGTCTTGGTGCGCAGCCGGTACTTGTGCCGGACCCCGCTCGCCGCGCCGACATGCTGGAAGCTGGTCAGGCTGTTCGGTGGGCCAGCCGGCCGGGTGCCCAGCGCGGTGAGGTCCCAGACCCCATCCGCGGCGTGCCAGATCTCGGTGACGTACTCGGAGTAGTAGGTGTTGTTGGTCCAGCCGACCACCCAGTCGGAGAACACCGGGTCCAGGGTGAGCGCGGTGGGCACCGCCGGTGAGGTCCACAGCACGTTGGTGAAGTCATAGGAGGCCGAGTAGCCGGCCGAGTTCCACGGCTTGATCCGGTACTCCCACTTCCGGTTCGGGATCGCCCCGGCATCGGAGTAGGAGATGGCCGTCCCGGCAGCGGTGCTCACCGTGGTCCAGGGCTGGCCCGGGTATGTGCCGTAGTCGTAGATGAACCGGTCCACGTACACCTTGGTGTAGGGCTTGCCATTCGTGTCGTGGTTGACCCAGCTGACCTTGTTGGTCTCGTCGCTGACCCGGCTCAGGGTGGCCGCGGTGACCGGATCCGGGTTGTCGTAGGGCCGAGCCGGGATCGCGGTGGTGTGCGAGCTGGATGGGGTGACCCCGTTGTAGGCACCGCTCAGGGTGGCCGAGAAGGTCCGGTTGCCCGGCGAGCTGCCGTAGTCGTTGGAGTCGTAGGAGTAGGTGTAGGTCCGAGTGCCACGCTTCTGCGCGGTGGCTCCGTCGTTGTTGGTGAAGGTGATCGAGCCACCGATCGAGCCGCCCAGGTTCAGGGTCTGGGTGTCCCCGTAGGTGTGCTGGTTCTCCGTCCAGTAGTCCACACTGAACACCACGTAGCTGGTGGTGTTCACCACCGGGCCGCCGGCTCCCGGGGCGACGCTGACATCGACCCCGACCCGCATCCCGTTGCCGCCGGAGTACTCCCACGCTCCCCAGTCGATCGCCATGTATGTCCTAGATGATCCGGATAGGAGCCATCGGCTCGAAGTTCAGCACTCCCGAGGCGGGCGCGAATCCGATCCGCTGCACCATCGAGCCCACTGAGGTGGGCGGGGTGTTGGTGACCTGCCCAGCAACAGTGGACACCCACTGCGCCCCGGGGGCCAGCCCGGACCGGAACGAGTTGTAGCCCACGTGGTGGACCGACACACTCTGCCCCGAGCTCACCGCGTCCAGCACGAACCCGTGCGCCTCGTACTGCTGGCCCGGGTAGGCGCAGGCCTTGCGGACCCGGAAGGTGCCGCTGCTGTTCCAGACGTTCACGATGTCTCCGGCGCTCAGGCTCTCCGAGGCGGTCACCGAGGTGGCGACCAGGGCGTTGGCGTTCAGGGTGTTCGGACTCAGGATGCCGGCGTTCAGGGAGCCGACCAGCTTGCTGGCGTCCAGGTTGAACAGGGTCTCCGAGGTCAGGTACTTCTGGATCCAGGACTGGTCACGCAGCTCCCAGATCGCGATGATCTTGTCCCCGGACAGGTAGGAGGTGGAGACCTGCGCGGTGCCGTCCCAGTGCCCGTCGTAGGAGGCACCGTCGAAGTACCGGCCCAGGTCGTCCTCCTGCTCGACCAGCACCGCCGAGCAGCGCCAGACATCGTTCACGTTGGCCGCCGGGCTGATCGCCCGGGCGCGCAGGAAGGCCGCCCCAGCCGGCACCGTGCCGGTCACCTTCATCCGGGGCTCGGCCATCGTGCCGGCCAGCGCCGGGTCCCAGGAGTTGGTCACCAGGTCCAGCGGGTCTCCAGCCGTGGTGGTCATCAGGGTGTTGGTCGCGTCGTACCAGGCCAGCGCCATGTGCACGCCCAGCCCGGTGCCGCTGACCAGCTCCGCGAAGGCCGAGGCGGTGTAGATCTCACCGGGCACGCAGGGCTGGCCGACCACCGGGTTCCACCGGGTGTAGTGGTCGGCGGCCGAGGCGTCGTTGCTGACCTGCATGGTCCAGTCGCCGGCGATCTCATGGGGGTCGGTGACCCGGGAGATGGTGGCCGCCACGCCGTTCCAGTCCACCAGGCTGACCTCGAAGGACGGGTTGGTGCACAGGTTCGCGCGTGGCCGGGTCCGGGTGAACCAGATCGAGCCGTTCTGCCGGGACACCGAGACGGTCACCGGGACGATCGCTCCGGTGTCCGGGTCGATCTGGTCCTTCACCTGGTCGTAGAGGATGTCGTCGGTGCCCGGGTTGTAGTCCGACATCGAGACCCGGCCATCGGCGGTGTCCGCGGTGTTGTCCGCCGAGGTAGCCACCATGGCCAGCTCGTTGACCGTCTGACTCAGCGCGTCGATGGCGGTGACGTTGCCCGCGACCGCCTCCACGATCTGGGTGTTCGGGTCCTTGGCGTCCACCCAGTTGGTGCCGTCCCAGCGCCGAGGCCGGTTGCCGTCATCGATCTGGTACCAGATGTCCCCCACCGCGATGGCCACCGGCTCGATGTAGGCCGGCGGGGTGTCCGGATCACCGTCCAGGTCGAAGAAGCCCGGGTTCTGGAAGGTGTGCACCCCGCCCGAGGGCACCCAGGCGGTGCCGTTCCAGATGTACTGGGCATAGCCGTTGGAGTCGTCGTACCAGACATCACCGACGTTGAACGGGCCACCGGTGGGCTCTACCGGGCCGACGTAGGTGAGCTGGCCGGCCACTCCACCCGCGACATCGGCCCAGGCCCCGGCCGTGCCGTCGTAGATCTGCAGGATCGAGCGGTCCTGCCGGTAGACCAGCATCCCCGGCCAGGCCGCCTCCACCAGGTCCGCGGTCTCGGTGGCCGGGTCCACGTCGAAGATCTGCACGTAGGTGGTCTCCGGCGCAACTCGCTGACCCAGCCTCGAGGACTGGGCCTGCGCGTAGGTCATGGCTGAATGCTAGTGCCCGACCAGCTGGTTGTAGGTGGCGTACGCGCCGCCCGGAGCGCCGGCCGGACCGGTCGGGCCCTGAGCCCCGGTGGCTCCCGGAGGTCCCTGCGGGCCGACCAGGCCGATGTCGCCCTTCGGACCGGAGCCCACCCTGGTCACCGTGAGCGCGCCGGCCGAGACGTTCAGGGCCACCGAGGAGCGGGCCAGCACGTTGATGGTCTCGTTGCCGAGCTTGGACCGCCAGGGGAAGGACAGGTCGGTGTAGAACACCGAGCCGGCCACGCTTTGCCGGGTGGACCGGGCGATCAGCCCGCCGCTCACCGACTGGAACCAGACGCTCCGGCCACCGGCCGCACCGTCATCGAAGGCCAGGTAGACGCTGAGCAGGTAGTCGCCGGCGTCGGTCAGGTAGATGTTGGACGAGCTCGGGAAGAAGTTGGTCTGCAGGTCGTAGTCGATCCCGCCGAAGGCGATCAGCGTGTCGGTGTTCGCGGCCAAGGCGTTGGTGGTGGTCACCGCGGTCCGCCCCTGCACGCTCAGGATCTGGCCCATCGGGCCGGTCTCGCCGACCGGGCCCTGGTCGCCCTGCTGGCCCTGGGGTCCGGAGACCCCGCGCGGACCGACCGGGCCGATGCCCTGGATCACCCCGGTGCGCACCTGGATCGCGCCACCGTTGACCAGCTTCACCACGTTGGCCATGCCTACGACCTCTTCTCCCAGTTGAAGCCCTTGCGCTTGTACTCACGCTTGAACGCCTTCGCGCTCTTCCTCGACGCCGGGGCTAACGAACCGCCGGCCATCGCGCCCAGCCCGGCTCCAGCCGCAGCACCCACCTTGGACCCTCGGGTGAGCTTGTGGGCGGCCACACCGCCGATGGCAGCACCAGCACCGGTACTGCCAGCGGTCACCTTCTGGTCCTTGGACCACTTCGATGAGCCTCTGGCTTTGGAGACCACACCGTGGTCGATCCCGAACGCGCTTCTCATGGCTGGGCCTTCCTTGGCTTCGTCGCATCGTAGATGGCCTTACCGCCGGCTGCTGCGACCCCCGCCGAGGCCACCGCGCCACCGCCCTTGAGGCCGATCACCCGGCCGGCGATCCGCCGGGTCTTCTTGGCTGCGGCCAGCTCCTTGCTGGACAGCCCTACCTCGCCCATGTTGTGCAAGGCGATCAGGTGATGTGCAGCCCGGCCGGTGCGCTGATGCCAGCCCACTCCGTGCCGAGCCAGGTACTGGGCATTGAAGCCACCTGCGCCCACTGCCGCGCCGCCGACCGCGGTGGTGCCGAGCTTGGATCCGGTGTCCTTCTTGGCCAGCGCAGCTGGTGCGCCCAGGGCCTTCTTCTGCTTCTTCTTGTAGGCAGCCGCCAGCCCACCAGCGCCCAGGGCCAGCCCGGTGGCTCCGACCGCTTGGCCAGCGTGCGCCCGGGAGACCGTGCGCAGGATCTTGGCCTGACCCGCCGGAGAGATCTTCCTGCCCTTGGCCTCGGCCATCGTGTGGATGAAGCCCATCGGGTCCTTGCCCTTGTGCTCGGCCAGGCTGATCCCGCCAGTAGCCGCGCCCAGTGCGCCCGAGGTGCCGGCGATCCCGGTCATCGTGTTGCCGACCTTCCGGTAGCGCTCGGCGTCGGCCCGATCGCGCGATGAGCCTGCGGCTTTCCAGACCACCGCTTGACCGTGCTCTACCCCGAATGCGCTCCTCATAGCAGCGTCACCCGCTGGTTCACGGTCACCGTGCCAGCCACCAGCCGCTGGATCTGGTTGCCGGCGTACTCGTTGCCGTCGTTCACCGTGACGAACAGGTCGTACCGGTAGGTACCAGGCATCAGGCTGCTGGTCACCGAGTCCTCGATGTGCAGTTGGATCAGGCCGATCTCCTCGCTGATCCCGATCTCCGGGATGGAGCCCTCCTCGAGCTCCACGTCCGGGGTGGACAGCGAGAGCTGCACCGCGCCCTGGTTGGACTTGATGTCCATCCGGCACGGCGCGATCACGTTGTACGGCTGATCGAAGTCGTCGGTGTAGACGATCGTGGTGGTCCAGTCCTCGCCCTGGTCGATCTCCATGGGCACGTACGCGGCTGCCATGTCTACATCATCCCGGCTCTGTCACTCCGGCGTTCCGCAGAGCCTTGATGTAGTCCTCTTCCTTCTCGCCCATCACCAGCACCAGGTTCTTGTTCACCACCGGGTCGGCCTGCTCGAGGCCGGTGATCTTGGCCCGGGCCATGATGATCCGCACCGCGGAGTCCACGCTCTTCGGGTCGCCCATCATCGCCGAGGGCCAGACCGCGGTCTGCAGCTTGTCCAGGCGGGCCACCTCGGTGGCCAGCGCGGTCTTCCGCTCGATGTCGGTCAGGAAGCCGGCCTCGAACCCGTACAGCTCGGTGAGCAGCTGACTGACCTCCGCGGGCTTGATCGAGAGGATCTCCGCGATGTCCGCCGGCGAGTGCCCCTCCAGGCGCAGGTCGAAGGCCTCCCTAGCCCGTTCCCAGAACCTCTCGGGGGACCGGCTCCGGGGCAAGGTCGGCGTACGGCTCGCGGACGGGGGCTGGTTCGCCAGCCCCTTGCTCGGGCCCGGGGACCCGATATCGGTTACCTTCGCCACTCCTGAACACCTCCACCACCTCGGCCACCGTGGTCTGCCCAGTGTCCACCATCTTGAAGATCCGGCGGCGCATCCGCCCAGATGTGCCTGCCCAGACCCCGTAGGCCTCCCGGTTGACCAGGGCATGGGTCAGGCACTCGTAGAACACCGGGCACACGTCGCAGAGCTTGGAGGCCCGCCGGACCTGCTGGATGGACTCGCCGAAGTAGTAGCCGATGCCCACTCCCGCGCAGTGCGCGCGGGCCTGCCAGTCCGGGTACAGGTCCTTCACGTTGTAGGAGACCCAGCGCTGGTCGTCGCTGTCCGGCATCCGCTGCCCGGTTAGGTCCAGCCAGGAGTCCAGCGAGTGGCTACTCGGGTGCGTCGGCCAGCCGGAGGTCTCGGGCTCGGTCGGTGATGGCGAGTCCATAGAGGCCGATGCAGGTGGCGTCGTACTTGTCCTGGTCATCGGCACACAGCAGAGCATAGTCAGGATGAGTGTCAACGATGTAGTTCCTGATCATGTCCTTGCTGGCGTTACCGTTCCCGACGATCTCCTTCTTCCAGGCCTTGTTGCCCACCAGCCGGACATCCAGGCCCGCCGGGCTCACCCCCAGCGCAGCCAGCACCGCGCCCAGCACCTGGGCCAGCTGGAGCGAGTACTTGTGGTTGTTCCCGACGATCACGTCCTCGATCCACACCTGGTCGGCATCGTGGAACAGCGCCTGGTCGTGCACGTACCGGCCCAGCTCGAGCAGCTGGTAGCCCCGGCTCAGGCCCTCGGCCGGCGCATAGGCGGTAGCCCGCTGCAGCCCATCACCGGTGAGCACCGCGACGGCTACCTTCCGAGTGCCCAGATCGATGCCGATCACGGTCATACCGGCGCGCCCGCCTGCCGGGCGGCCCAGACGATCCAGCCGGCGTAGCCCTTCTCCACCAGCACCATCCAGAGCCGCTTGAGCGCCTCTACCAGCCGCTCCCACTCACTGGCCAGGCTCATAGCCGTCCTCGCCCGAACACGAAGGCGATCACCACGACCACCAGGATGATCAGCAGGATGGCCCACAGACTCATGGCCGCCGCCGGCTGTAGGGCACCAGCAGCAGCACGATGATGATGATGATCCCGATCAGGATCAGCCAGTGGAACAGTTCGGTACTCATGGTGCTGCCTCTCAGTAGGGCGGTGTATCGAAGTCGAAGGTCACTACCGTGCCCTCCTCGGTGACGCTCACCTTCTCGAACATCTCGTCAAAGGCGTAGTCCCCGAAACCCCACCACTCCACACCCTTGCCGAGGTTCCCGGTGGCCGGGTCGGCCGCAGTGACCGAGCCGAGCTTCAGCCCGCCGACCATCTTGAAGGACTCGGAGTACGGGCGGTGGTCGCTCGAGCGCACCCGGGGCATCAGGTCCGGGCCTCCTGTCACGCTCAGCCCGCCGTAGTAGGAGCCGTCGATGATCCGGTTCCCACCCAGCGAGCCACCCGCGGTGGGGAAGTGCACCCAGGCCCGCCTCAGCCCGGCCTTGGTCCAGTGCCCGGCCATGTAGTCGCGGACCCACTGCTCCTTGAGGTTCAGGTTCCAGTCCGCCACCACCAGCACCCCAGCAGGGCGATACCTGCGCTCCAGGGCCAGCACCAGGTTGCTCCAGCCGTGCATCGCGTCGGTGTAGGCCTGCTTGCGGGCCCGCCAGGCATCGGTGCCCGGATGCGCCCAGTGGCCCTCCAGGTGCGCCGGCATGTGCGTGACGCTGACCAGCAGGGTCTGGTCGGTGACCACGTGCTTGAGCACCGCGTTGCAGGCGTAGGTGGGCGGGCCGGGCTTGTTCGCCAGGGCCCGGACGTAGCGCACCGAGGAGAGCTTGCGGACGAAGGCGTCCTTGCGGTGCCAGGTGCTGGTCTTCCAGGCGATCGCGCAGTCGTCGGCGTTGTTGCCCAGCGGGGAGTTGTAGTGCGCCCAGCCCGCCTCGCGCAGGGTGGCCGCCTTCTGGTCCCGGCGGACCTCGGTCACCGTGATCAGGGAACTATGCGCCATCCAGTCGTCCATGTCCGCCTCCAGCGAGGCAGCAGAGCGGTCGAAGCGCGAGGAACAGTGGATGTGGGTGAACTGAGCCTGACCGGCCATTGCTCCTCCTAGGTCTTCCTCGACACCGAGTAGAGCAGGGTCTTGTGGTCGCTGTCCGCCACCTTCAGCGCGCTGCTGACTCCCCGGCGCGCCGTGCCACCACCCAGGATGGCCCAGTCGATGCACCGGGTGTCATGGGTGTCCGGGTAGGTCGGGGCCTTGGTGTTCGGCTCCATCACATGCATGGCCGCAGCGAAGTTCTTCTCCAGGTAGGACCGGAACCACTTCTGCTCACACGGGGCGTTCCAGTCCGCGGCCACCACGATCCCACTCTGCCGCCACTTCTTGTCCAGTTCGCCGACCCACTGACCCAGAGTCTTCACGCCGTCCTGGTAGCACTTCACCCGGTTGCTGGGCGGCCGGAACCCGGTCCACACCGCGACATGAGAGGGCGTGTGGGTGGTCACGAAGATCCACTGCTCCTTGCTGGTCTTGTGCCGCAGGAACACCGAGAAGGCGGTGAAGTCCGGCATCTTGTTCCCGGTGGACCCGGAGTACCAGGGGATCGTGGAGAGCGTCTTCCAGGCGGTGTCCACCAGCTCCCACGCCGCGTTGTCCCAGGTGAAACAGCACTCGTCGTAGGGCTTGGTGTTCTGCTGGGCGAATCCCCAGCCGGCTTTCCCCGCCGCGGCCTTCAGCCGCTTGGCCCGCGCATCGTTCGCGAACTCGGTGTGGCTGATCACGCTCGACTTGGCGCTGACCTGCGCAAACGCCTGCTCAATGGCGTGGTTGTCGTACCTTCCCGAGTGGTGCGCCAGCTTGTGGATGACCATCCGTAACCACCTATCGTCGTTTCCTGGCCGCAGCTGTGCGCTTGAGGTACAGCCTGACCGCAGCCTCGCTGACCCCGACCACTCGCGCGATCTCAGTGTGCTGCCAACCTGCACCATGCGCCATCTCGATGGCCGCACGGTACTCCTTGATCGCCTTGCGCTTGTCCCAGGCGGCCTGCTGCAGAGCCTGCCGGATCACCTCGTCCGGGACCTTCTCGGTGGTGGTCAGGGGATCACTTCCCAGACCCGCATCAACCGGTTTGTCTTACCTCGTACCTTCTGCCCGGTCCACTGCACCATGCCCTTGTCGCGCAGCTCCTTGCGCCTGGTCCGGATCCCACTGGGGCTCTGTGGGTGGTCCCGCATGTACTGCGGGTAGCAGTAGACCAGCCACTCATCGGTGCTCGGGCCCAGCTGGGACAGCACCTGGTAGACGTAGACCTGGTTCTCCCGGACCGCCACCGTCTCGGCAGCCTGGTGCGAGGTCTCCGGGTCCGCCCTGCGCGCCCTGGCCCGCTCCTCGGGGTCCATCGGGATGATCTTCATGACACATGCCTGGCCTTGCCGTGGAACAGCCCGCGAACCGGCTCCTCGTCCACAGTGCCCTCGATGTACGCGGTCACGATCTGCGAGCGCGGCACGCCGATCAAGGTGCTCAGCCGAGTGGCCACCGCGGCCGGCGTCCTGCCCAGAGTCATCGCGATGGTGTGAATCTCCTCGCCGCGGGCCCGGGACTCCACCAGCGACTCATCCTCGTCCTGGGTCCAGGCCAGATGGTTGTTCGGGGTCTCCAGCAGCATCATCTCGCGCTGCGCCTTCATGCA